ACCAAGACCTTCTGGGAAGAGAAGGGGTTTCCAGACGAGACTCGGATTGCCGAAGGGCATCTATTCATCCAGGGACGGGAATCAAAGTGTATTGAACTGTCCCCACAGGAAATCATTGTGAGTCTCGTGCACCCCCGAACAACATCCAGCCGTCGTATCCCGGCAGGGATGGAACCCAACGGATGCCACTACGGATTCACGGAAGATCTATTTACGATGCTTTCGACGCTTGGTGAGTTTCTTAAGCAGAACGTTCCAACCTAACTAACCTACATTTTTAGCGGTAAAGCAGCTGCTCTACCTAAAGAATGTTAACTAGGTATCGTTCAGTGGCGGCGGCGGCGGCCTCCCAGCTTCTTCGACAGCTTCAGCAGGGCCTTGGCGACGCGCTTCGCCTTGGTGGCGCGCTTGCGGCCACCCTCGAGCGTGGCGGGGGCACCCGCAGTGACAAGCTCACCGGCGGCCTGCGTGATCGAGGCCGGGGGAGGGGCAACCTCACCGCCACGGCGGCGGCGGCCAGCGACCATCTCCTCACCTCCACGGCGGGAGTGGCGGCGGCGACGTCCAGCAACGAGCTCCTCACCTCCACGGCGGGAGTGGCGGCGGCGGCGGCCACCGGCGGCAGGGGCACCAGACGCAAAATCAGCGGGGGACAGAGAGCCAGGCATTTGTTTATACTTCATTGGAGAAAGATTTTACGCAGAGCAGGTGAGGCAGTCAGGCTGAGGACGAGCCTCCGGTTCCACAGTGAACTTTTGAGCCGAGGCGACTGCCTTGGTTCGCAGGTAATAACATCCAGTCTTGAGTCCCTTTTCCCACGCATACAGGTGCATGCTGGAGAGACGAGAATATGACGGATCGGCAACAAACAGGTTCAGCGACTGAGACTGGCATACAAACGGGGCACGATCGGCGGACATATTAATGAGCGTCTTCATCGGAATCTCCCACGCCGTGCGATACCGTTCCTGAATATCGGAGGGCACACCCTTTACGCCGAGAACGCTTCCATTGTTCGCAATAATTGCCGTTCGCAGCTCGGGGTTCCAGATCCCTAGATCTACTAGTTCAGAAATTAGATACTTGTTAATCACGATGAAATCTCCGGCCAGGACGTGGCGGACATACAAGTTGGAGGTGAACGGCTCAAAGCACTCGTTGTTCCCGAGAATCTGGGACGTGGATGCTGTGGGCATCAGGGCGATGGAGAGGGAGTTGCGCAGACCCTTCTGGACCTTCTGGCGCAGACCCTGCCAATCAAGATCGGTAGAAAGGGGATTCACACGCCACAGATCGCACTGGAGAATACCTTGGGATGCTGGCGAACCCTCAAACGACGGATACGATCCCTTATCCACGGCGAGATTGTAGGACGTGTGAATCGCTGAATAGTAAATGGTCTCAAAGATCCGGCGATTGACGATTGAGGCTTCGGGGGAACTCCATGCGAGCCGCATCTTTGCAAACACATCAGCGAGACCCTGGACGCCGATTCCGATGGGACGGTGGCGGAGATTGGATTCTCGGCATTCGGGGGTGGGGTAGTAATTCCTGTCAATCACAATGTCCAGATTACGAGCCAAGATCGCAGTGTAATGCCCCAGTCCATCATAATCGTAACTCCCATCTGCCTCCACGAACTTGGTCAGAGAAATGCTGCCTAGGTTGCACACCGCTGTCTCCCCTGCATCCGTATACTCCATGATTTCCGAGCATAGATTACTGGACTTGATCGTTCCCAGATTCTTCTGGTTCGACTTGTCATTCGCCGCATCCTTGTAGCACAAGTAAGGAGTTCCCGTCTGGATCTGGGCGTCCAGAATCATTTGCCACAGCTTTTGGGCGGGGACAGTCTTCCGACCCTTGCCCTCCGCCTCATACTTGCGATAGAGAGCAGTAAACTCCTCACTGTGCACATCCGCCAGACCCGGACATTCGTTCGGGCACATGAGGGTCCAGTCCTTGTCCTCCTTGACACGGCGCATGAACTCATCAGAAATCCAGAGACCGTAAAAGAGATCACGAGCCCGGTCCTCCTCCGCACCTGTATTCAGCTTGAGACGTAGGAAATCCTCAATATCGGCGTGCCACGGCTCGAGGTAGACGGCAAACGAACCGTTACGCTTCCCACCCTGATTGACGTAGCGGGCTGTATCGTTGAAGACCTTGAGCATGGGAACAATACCCGTAGACGCACCGTTGGTTCCCTGGATCCGGGAATTCTTAGCACGGATCTTGTGGATCGCCAGACCTACACCGCCAGCCCACTTGGAAATCTGGGCACAATCGCCCAGCGTCTCATAAATTCCCTTGATGGAATCATCTTTGATATCCAGGAGAAAGCACGAAGAGAGTTGCGTGTGGTTCGTACCCGCATTGAACAGGGTAGGAGTCGCATGAATAAAGTAACCCTTGGACAGAGCATCATACGTCTCTGCGATCCGGCGCATGTTAGGAACATACTGCACAATGCCGTAATGTTCAACCGTGTATTCATCCGTGTGAATTTCAATAGCTACCCGCATCCACATATGCTGCGGGCGCTCCACCACCTTTCCATCAACTTTCTGAAGATAACTCTTCTCCAGCGTCTTGAATCCAAAATAATCAAACAGCTCAAAATCACGCTCGTAATGAATCATCTCCTGGATTCCCTGCATGCGGGAAACCTCGCAGACCTTCTGCGATACAATCCCCTTTGAACACAGAAGCTCCGCACACTGCTGAAATGTTGAGGGAGTATTCTTGTGATGGTTATCAATCGCAATACACGCAGCAAGCTTACCGTAATTCGGGTGTGCACGACCCACCATCATCGCAGCCGTCTCCGCCGCAAACTCATCGAGATCCGCCGTCTGAATCCCGTCGTGGATCTGAGAACATACCTTCTGTGCGACCAAAACAGGGTTCACATGCTCGAGCCCACCAGCCAACTTCTGAATACGATGGAGGACCTTATCAAATGAGACCTCTTCCTTCCGTCCGTCACGTTTTACGACGTACATCTTCTTACCTGTAAGACCCGTCATACTCTTAAACGCCTACAATATTTGTGCGAATATGCATTGACTCGAGCTCCTTGACATAGAGGGACATGGCATACGGCATTCGTAAAATTCCAACTTCGCCCTCTCCAGTGCTATCAAGTAGCCCTGTCTCCTTCTGGAATATGACTTCATGCTCGTCGGACCGCTTCATGAACGATTCTTCAATGAACCCTGAAACTCCGTGGGCAATAAGGGCATCCCGCTCCATTTCTCCGATACGCAGTCCACCTCCGGCCGACCGTCCTTCCAGCGGCTGGTGGGTGAGAAGAGTCTTGGCACCCGTGTCACGGTAATTGATCTTGTCCTCCACCATCAACTTCGAGCGGATATAGTAAGTGGCTCCCATAAAAATTTCCATCTCCATCATTTCTCCAGTCTGACCGTTGTACATGATCTCTGACCCCCCAGATTCCAATCCGATCTTGCGCAGGAGTTCACGGTATTCGACTCCCTGGTCACGTGCACAGAAGGGTGTGGCATCTACCAGCGTTCCAAGGGCAGTGCCGATCCGTGATGCAGCAGATTCCAGTAACTGGCCGGTCGTCATGCGAGATGGCATGGCGTGGGGGTTCAAGATAAGATCTGGCCGCAATCCCCGAGCAGTAAACGGCATATCACACTCCTTCATAATCATTCCAACCGTTCCCTTCTGTCCAGCACGTGAACTGAACTTGTCCCCCAGAATTGGAGTGCGGGATTCGGCGACACGGATCTTTACACCGTTCAATGAGATCTTGTTCTTCCCACTGCCGTGCGAGACCGTGAACATCTGGATTCCGTCCACCCGTCCACGCTGTCCCCGCTTCGCCACTTCCGACTTATCCGTCTCTCCCGAAATGACGCCGACGAGGATAGTATCCTCATCCACTTCCGACCCTAACCGAATGATTCCATTATCGTCCAGTTTCGAATAATCCTTATCGGCCTTCAATTTCAGTCCCTTCTTTGCCGGATTGCCGAAATTCGTGTGCAGTCCCTCCATTTCATTCGTCATTTCTTCTACCACGTTATACGAATGGAAATATGTGGTTCCAAACAGGCCACGTTTCATAGCGGATTCGTTCAAGATCACGGAATCTTCCTGGTTGTATCCGCCATACATGGAGATTGCGACAATGGCGTTGAATCCGTAAGGCAAGCATCCTCCCCGTCCGAGAATATGAGGATACATCCACGTCTCACAGATCGGCCGCTGAGGAGAGTTCAGGATCAGGGTAATCGTATCAAACCGTTTATTGAAATTTGAGTGGTACCATGACGCACCCTGACGGCTCTGGGCGCACGAAAAAGCAACACGAGTTCCCGGGTTATGATCAGCAAATGGTATGACCGACGAGAGGGGCGAAAGCATGAAGATGCCATGGATCTCGGACGGTTCGCTCTTGGAGAACGGAGCCATAGAAATCTTGATGGTGTCAGATTCGTCGGCATCCACGAACTCAAATACATCTGCGAGTTCTTTCCAGGTCTTCTTGGCTAGCACCATATCGGATGTCACGCCTGGACGATAAATTGGACGGCACGGACGACCAGCATCCGAATACAGCATCAATTCGTTGTCGGTGCGATTCCATGCGACTGAGATTCCAGGGTTCTGGTGGCGGTATCCTATGAGGTCGTCGTATACTGCCTGTGTCTTTTCCGTGATAGCTCCATACATATCCCCATTCACAAACACCTTTGTCCATGAAGTATTCCACCGGGCGGGATGGATCGTGGATATACGATGGAAATTCGTGTGACCAGTCAACTTTGCTTTGAGTTCCCCCGTGTTCCCCTGGGTGGACACAAACGCAAGAAGGGCGAGATGTTTCGTCATACCGACGTTGCGGCCGTCGGGGACATCGGAAGGGCACGTGAACCCGAACGAACTTCCGTGAAGCCGACGAGCACCCAGAGCCTTCACGGACGGATCCATCTGAAGAATTGAACGACGAAGCATGGAGACCGTTCCCAACCTGGAAAAGCGGCTCAAGATCTGTGAGACACCGTCGGCACCTCCCCACTTGCCCTTGAACGATTTGGACAATTCGTTGAGGAACGTGTTCATCTTCCAGTAGTATCCGATATTTTCACGCTGGAGCAGAGTCGCAAGGTTCTTGCCCGCATACGTTCGCTCCTCGAAATGGACACGGGTATCCATCGCAAGTGTCATAGCCTTTGAAACCTCCTTGTAGATCCGCCGGAACTCCTGGAAACACAGATCTCCGGAAACATCGAAGCGCTTGAACCGGAAATGATCCCGATCCGACGGTTCACGAATACCGATGGCATTTTCTACCGCAAGACGCAGGAGGTGTCCCAGGGCATAGGCCTTACGACGATACAGTGCACCCACATCATCCTCTTCGATGTTGCAGAACAGCATGGCTTGGAGATTGTAAAATACTTCTTCCTGAGTGCGGGTCTTGGTGGCAATGCGTAGAGTATCCATATCCGACTCAACGTCGTGACTCAGAATGATCTGCATGAAAATGTCGTCATAGACCGTGCGGTCGGATTCGGGGATACCGACAAGCATGGTGTCATAAATCTCCTTGTCCGATGTCAGACCCAGTAGATGGAACACGCTCAGGATGGGGACAGGGATCTTGAATCCTGGAAGGGTTACGACAGGCATGCCACGAATACGGGTAGACCCGTAATCTTTGATCTCGTTCTTGGTTCCAGCCCTTGCGGCTATTTCTGCCATAGAGACTTCCCGACGGGCGGGAGGGATCACAAGGTAATGTGACCACGGTCCACGTGCGCCGTCGTCTGAAATCGCACGGAATCCCGCATAATATTCCTTGTCCTCCCCTTTTTCCTCTGTCTTTCCTCCTTTCTGCTCTTCTTCTACCACTGAAACAATCGCCCTTTTTCCAGCGTAAAAGATATTGTTCCCCAGCCGTTCCTGTGACAGGAGAACCCGTTCACTCCCGCCAACAACAAAGTATCCTCCCGTCTCGTGGTAATCTTCGCCTTGGGCATACGATTCCTCGGGCGTCAGGGCAGACAGGTGGCAGAACTTGGATCGGATCATGAGTGGGATGCGGGCGACAGTCACTTTCTCGAACTTGGTCGTCTCTACATCTGCTCCGATCTGGTATTCTACATCAATATCCGCCACACAATCTAGAGAATACGTCTTGTTCTCGGTGCGGCACGTATTGGGCATAATCGCATAGTCCAATTCATCAAGTGGCGGACGGTATCCCATATTCTCGCCAGTCTTGCCCCCAATGAATACTCGGATCTCCCGGGCGTCACCGAGAACAAGTCGGATAGGGTTGGATGCTTTCAAGAACAGAGGGATACGCCGTTCCACGAAATCATTGTAAGAATCAATGTGGTGCTGAACGATTGGGTTCAGTGTGGTTGTATAGTATGTATTACACACGTGGCGGCCAGCTTCTACACTCATTATACTCTTGTTAATAAATAGAAGAGAATGTCTACGCTCTCATGCTACGCATCGTATTTCAAGCAAGTATTCACCGGTCCGTTCACGAACTGGCTCAGCCCTCAGTTCGCACCCACCGGGTGTTCGGATACGTTCCGATTTCTCAACGGATTATTCAAAGATCTGTTCGTCATTGGAATCACACTGGGCGTCTTTTCGCTGTTTGCCTATATCTATCTCGTCGAGTTACAGCCCATCATATACGTCAAGCGACTCACGAAACTGAACCCCTGTCCAGATTTGTGGGTTTTTGACGGAGAAAACTGTAATCCTTCCTACGAGACCCAATGCAATCCGTTCAATCCCAAGAATTATAAAGGACACGAGTGTGAAATCGCCAAGTCATGCGGAACGGGATGGAAAGGACTTTGTAAGTAGACGTATAATAGGGTAATGTTGTCGGAAACGTTCCGACCCGAAACATTTGGTGATATCATAGGACATACGGAAGCCAAGCAGGTTCTATCCACCTATCTCCGTGCAAATACTCCAGGCAAATGCGTTCTCATCTGCGGAACCCCCGGAATTGGAAAAACGACACTGGCGTTGACAGCGGCTCGGACAATGGAACATGAACCCCTGGAAATCAATGCTTCCCGATCCCTGCGATCCCACGACGATGTCACGAACCTCCGTGATTCGTGTATGGCTCCAGTATCGTTTACCTCCTTCGTCAAGTATGGCGATAAACCACGCAAGACGTGTGTGATCCTAGACGAAATTGACGGGAGCGACCCACATGCACAGAGGAAGGTTCTGGAATGGATCAGGGATCCAAAACGAGTTGTTCCGATCATATGTACCTCCAACGAAATCCCGGTCATTTTCAAACGGGCTACCGACAGCGTGATTATTCACAGATGTATGCCCTTGAATACGAGAGATCTCTATGAAAACTTACAAAAATACACACCCACACCATACGCTGAATTCCAAACCATTGTTAAAGAGTGTCAGCACGATGTGCGGAGATTAATGAACAGGTTTCAATACGGACAATCCGATATACTGAAACAAGTTCCCGTAACGGGAGACATAATCGCCGATCTTTTTAAGCATCAAGAAACGTTTTACGGAGTACCGCCCACATACTGGGATCTTTGACCCACTGGAACCGCACGAGGTTCTTGGCATTGTCCGAATTGTGGATACGACCCCCGAATTTACGTTGGTCTTCGAAAATCTCACTCTTGTTCACCGTGTTATATGCATGACCGATGACTAATAGAATATCCTCGGCGGGCAGCATGATCATTTCCAGTGTCCAGTCCCGAGTGAACGTTCCCTCCTCTGCCTTGTTGGCCGTCTCCAGGAAGTAGCGGGTCTCGGCGCACTTCGCACGGAAAAGGTACGTTGCCGCCGTCGCATGGTTGTGGCCATACGGTCCCACATCCATCAAGACATTCTCACGTGTGAGGAATACGGTCATCACTGCACACCCGATAATGTCGTGCTGCGGGCTTTTTTGGAGTGCCTCCACCGATACCTTGATTCGTTGGGGCATGTAGTAATCATCATCATCCCAGAAGGCAATGAACTCAGGACTGAGCTTGAGCGCCTCCTTCAGACAGACGTTTCGGAGAAATCCTACCGGCTTCCTGGTCTTGATATGATGATACGTCACCTTGATCCCCTCCTTCTCCTGGATGGGCGACCAGTCCTTCTCAGGATCATCCGAGTTATCAATGATGACCCAGTGGAGGTTGGGATACGTCTGACGCTTGAAACACTCTACGGAAAAATCAAGGCAGAATCGGCGATTAAATGTTGGGGTGCACACCACCACTAGGGGGTTCACCGCCTGGGGCGCTGGCGCTGGCGTCTGCATTTGTAGTAGTTGGGTTCAGTGTTCGTAAATCTGCCCGACAGACTGGGCAACGGGTGCTGATGGCGAACCAAGCCTGAGCACACCGCCTATGGAGGGCGTGATGATTGGTGGATGTGACTCCGTCACCCAATGCGGGTCCAGGACACAGAGTATGAACGGCCGCTTCCGTCGTAATTCCCTCCTGGCAAATACAGCACTGATCCTGCTCTGCTACATCGGGAGGGTTCTCGTACACCCGAGTCCCCGCCGCAAACTGTTCGGCGGTCAGACCCACGACCACATTCTCCCAGAACTGAGGATTGCCCTGGCCAAGCCCCACCGTCGCATTGCGACCAAACAGTAGCTGAACAAGGTTGAGAGGAATATCAAAGTTATGTGCTAGCGGAGTGAGCGGGGTAGGGGCAGGGGCAGGGGGGGCACGAAGTTGAGTGAGGAGAGTGAGCATCTGCGCCTCGTTTGCCAAAAACTGGCGTGTGAGCTGGTAAGGCACAATAGAATGCCGCCGGTAAAAAGATGCCCGGGCATAGGCTATATCTGCGAGAATTTCTAGACTAGGATTCATTTGTATGATGAATCAATCTCCTTCTAAATGTTTCTTTCGTTTACTTCTTGAACATCGAGGTCAGTGTCCGCTGTCCCTTCTTTTCCTGGAGAGATTCCTGCATATAATCCGCCTTGAGAAACAGCAGAGAGTCCAGCTGCTTCTCCTTGTATTTCAGAACACCCAGCGTCGCCTCTTCGTGCTCGGTGCCGTCCGCAATGAATCCGTCATACATGGACTGGTAGGAAGGGCGGGGCTCACGGTATCCCGGCAGGCTTTCGATACAGAGAGCGAACAGTTGGGCTACAGGGTTCTGGATCTGGTTCGTGATATAGAACGTGGCATCCAACTTCAGTTTGTTGGTTTGGACGTAGGCGATATCCTCGATCTTATCCGCCTGGAGTTTCTTGGTGCTTTGGATATGGACATACCGCACCCGCTCACCCACGGCTGGAGCATTCCCAGCATCCCGAGCTGTCATACGATCTGCCAGAATACGGTGGGCGGGAATGGTCGCATGACCCGCATACCCTTCCTTCATCGCC